AATATGAGAAATCACCAGTAATTAAACGATTAGAAGCAACATTTGGTGATCATACTCTTATGTCTGATATAAGAAATACTAAGTTCATGGCAGGAGTTCGTGAGATAGTTAATAGCAAATATGAGTTTTTTACATCTTGGCAAGATAGATATGCCTATGATCGTGTTGTAGACGTAGTTCTGTATTCAATGTCTGCTGTGTATTATTTTGGTAGAACTGAAGATAAAAAGCGTCATACATTTTTCAGTGATGGTGCAATGGGAATATATAATAGTTCACAACTGACAGCCGCAATTGAGGCATCCAAACTGGGTTGGATGGACAATGGCAATGAAGTATCAATTCTTAGTTTGGGTTGTGGGAAATATAATAAAGTGAATACATATGATGAAGTTAAAGAATGGTCTATGCTCACTGAATTATTTGAAGTATATGTAAACAAGGAGATTCCTAGCATTGCTGATTTGAAAGACGCTGTCATACGGTATCTTCTTGTTGATAAAGTCAGTAATTACGTTCGTATGAATCCTAATATAAATTATCAGATGACTGAAATGGACGCTGTGCATAACATACCTGAACTAGTAAAAATTGCTACGGAAAATGCTAAAAAGCTTCGTTTGGAAGACATTTTAAAATAACTTTTAATAGTAGCGAATCCGTACTTATATAAACTACGGATAATGCATATAATGGACTATTAAATGTTGGTTAAAAAAACTACCCAAAAAGATACGATAGCGACTCGAATTCTTACTCGTGCCAATGATTATGGTCTGGCGAATCCTAAAGGTGAACTATTTGATCGTTTATTCAATCGGGATAAGACCGATAAAGATGTTGAAATATCACGGAACATAATTGGTCAGGGTTCTGCTCAGATGTCATATCCAAATGGACTATCTCCTGATGGATATAGTGCATTTTCTCCGTCACTTGGAGTGAATCCAGAAACTGTTGATCCGAACCGAGCCAAAGAAGTAACTGCTGAAAACCAAGTACATCTATATTGGAGAAAGAATCGTGAACGTGTGATGAAATACTATCGCATTGCAGGTCGTGCAGAAGTATCTGAAGCACTGGATCAGATATGCGATGAAGGTATTTATAAGGATGATTTGGGTGAAATCTGCTCTCTTCGTATAGATGAAGATGCTGAAATTGGTGATTCAGTTAAAGCAAAGTTGCATAAAATTTTCAGAAGAACTGTATTAAAGCGTATTATGAATTTCGATAAGGAAGGATGGAACTTGATGCGTACCCTTCTTATTGAAGGTCGTATATTCTTAGAAGTCGTATATAGCGAAGCTCGTAATGAAGTGGTTGGAGTTAATCTACTTCCATCACAGAATATGATTATTGTTGTTCAGGATGGATTTATTGTTGGATATCGCCAAATGTTGGAAGGTGTCTATACATCCGCAATGAAAACTGGTGGTCGTAACTACATTGATTTCTCCCCAAATCAGATTCTATATGCTGATTTGAATCAGTTTGGTCCTGGGGGAATTAATGATCCACGTTCTCCGTTGGAACCTGCTGTAAAACCATTTAACCAATTGAATACTATTGAAGATTCAATTACTATGTATCGTATTCAATGGGGTAGCGAAAAGCTTATATTCAAGATTGATACTGGTATGATGCCTAAGCCTAAAGCTGAAAAACATATGAAGGATCAGGCAAAGATATTCTCTCGTCGAGTTGACTATAATACCGCTACGGGCGAAATAACAAACTCTGGTCGTGTGATTGGGTTAGGTGAGCATTTCTTCATTTCAACAAGTAGCCAAAGTAAAGGATCTGAAATTACTAGACTAGCTAGTGGTGAAAACATTAGCAATATTGAAGACTTGAAGTACTTCAAGCGTAATCTAGTTAATGCAATGAAGGTTCCTCCTGGTCGTATCACAGCACTTGCGGGTGACGGTGAAAACTATGGTAATGGTAAGTTGGGTGAAGTGACTCAAGCTGAAGTTGCCTTTGCACGCATGGTTCAGAGATATCAGATTCCATTTGATGTTATTTTGACACGACTCTTTGTAATGGTGTTGAATACAAAGAATGACATATCTGATGATATTAAACTTGAAGACAACTTCGCTATTTTATTCAATAAGGCAAATGCTTTCCAGAATTACATTGATGCTGAAGTTCTTAAAACTAACTTAGGAACATTTGATAGCATGATGAAGCATGTGAAGACAAAGGAAAATCCCGGTGGTGTCCTTTCTCAGACATACGCTATGCGCAAAGGACTTCGCATGAGTGACTCGGAAATGAGCGAAAATCGTGAAGATATTAAGCGTGAGCAAAAGTACCAAGAAGAATCTGAAGAGTAATCTTATAAACTAGTTATATGAATAGTAATAATGAAAAACGGATACGTGCTTTAGTTAGCGGTCTCATGGCTAATGATACTGAAAAGATCAATAGCGTGGTGAGAGAGTTAACTGAAAGCATTATACCAGAAAAAGAACCTTTTATTATGGGAATTATTACGGAAAGCTTCAAGGGAGAGACCGATGTCTGAACTTCTACGTGAAATTGAATTTAGTAACACTCATGTAATTTATGAGGATGCAGTTAGTAGAATAACTGGAGAAAAAGTAAAGCGTCTCAAGGTTGAGGGTATCGCTATAGTAGCTGACATAGCTGGTATAAATGGGCGCTCATATCCAAAGAAGATTCTAGAAGCTGAAGTTAAACGCTTCAACGAAAAGTTTGTAAAGACAGGAAGAGCCGCAGCGGAATTGAACCATCCACGTCTATCATCTGATGGTGAAGGGAAAGATTATTCAGTGTTTGAAATGAATCTCATGAAGACATGTGCTCTGATTGAAGAACTTCGATTTGAAGGTAAGAATCTGTATTGTAAGATGATAATCGTTGAAGATCATCCCGCTGGACAGGCTATTGCCGCATTGATTAAAGCTGGATATGTTCCTGGGTATTCTCTTCGTGGTGCGGGATCTGTTATTGATACAGGTCGTGGATTCTATGAAGTTGCTGATGATTATCGTTTGATTACTATTGATATTGTAGGTAATCCATCATTTGATGACAAGGCTTTGATTCGCCCTGTATATGAAGGATTGCAGAAGTCTAGTGTCAAGGTTCTCACAGAATCAGTAAATTTCATGCGTGACGAGATGCTATACAATAAAAAAATCATGGTCGGATTCAAAAAGTTTGATAAGCATGCATTTGAAAGTTGCATGGAAGATTACAAGAAATCAGGGCAATTATAAGGAGTAAAGAGAATGGCAATTGTATTAAAAGACATTTTGAAAGCAGACGATTATAAGAAATTGTCATCAGCTTCAGTCGCTTCGATTGAAGCCTCCATCAATGAATCGCTTGACATCAAAAAGTCAGAGCTAGAGCAGAGCAATACTACTAAGTTTGAATCTCTTATTTCTGATTTGAATAGGAAATTCAATGAGAAGGTAGATACTGCTGTTATTGAAAGTGTAAAGTCTGGAACAAGTAATGTTGTTAACACAAATCTATACAACATCGTTAGGGGAATTGCTAATCTATTGGAAAATTCTGGCATTATAATGACAGAAAAAACTAAGGAATTGCAACGTGCATTGGAAGATGCTGACAAACGGGTTGAAGAATCCTATAAAGCTCGTGAAGAAATCAAAGAAGACCTGAACTCTGAACTCAAGAAAAATCTGATTATGACAAAACTACAGGGAATGAGACCTGAAGTTGTTAAGGGTGCATTGGATTTCTTTATGACAAAAGACATTCGAGAAATTGATGATGACGCTATTCAAAGTTTCTTGGATGGTGATTTAACTGATTTAGTCGCTGATGCAATGGACGATGAAAACTTCCACGGCGAGGATATTAATCTGGATCAAGTTCATGATGCGCTTGACGAAATAAATACAGGTCGCAAGGAGCGTGAACGTTCTAGCGTGTTTGAATCCAAGCTTGGTAAGGGACTTAAGAATCGTCATGTTAAATCAAGTCCAGATGTTTCTATGAAAGAGCTGAATGATGCCTCCGCATTGACCGAAGGTGCATACGGAGATAACTCAGATGCGTTGGATACATTGAGTAAGATTGAGGATTTCAGAGGATTGGGATATAATTTCCAATAAACGCTGTTTATTGCATAAAATCTTCAATTATTCGGAAAAATCCATATTACATGTACATATGAGCACCAAATGGTGCTCATTTTTTATTTCAATGTAGGATTTTTATGCACTTACATTCCCGTAATTTCCCCGTATAAACAACATATGAAGACTAGACAATAGCCGAACGCTATTTGAGGTATAAAAAATGAAAAAAGTTCAATCTAAAAGCTTGATTCAGAAGTGGGCACCTGTGCTTGAATCTGACATCGGTGCTCCAATCAAGAGCCAGACAGAAGCATCTATCTTGGCAACTGTGTTGGAAAACCAGGTCAAACTCAACAAGGGTTTCCTTCCTGAGTCCGCAAACGTAACTGGTGACGTAGAAGTTTACCAGCAATATGCACTTCCATTGATCCGTAGACAGTTCCCAGAACTGTTGGCAATGAATACTGTTGCTGTTATTCCTACCACCACTCCACAGGGTATCTACTTCGCACTGCGTTATCTGTACGATACTTCCTTCAAGACTGGTACTTTCCGTAATGGACAGAAGAGAGAAATTGGTTTCGACCTTGACAAGGACTACACTGGTGCACAGCCAGGTACAGGAACTCCTTGGACAACTGCCGAAGGCGAATTCCTTTCCAACTATATGGAAAATGGTGGTCAGTATGTAGAGAATGCATATTCCGCTAACGGTGGCACTTTCGGTGCTGGCGGCAACATGATCAAGCAAGCATCTATCAAGGTGATTAAGGGATCTGTTATCGTTGGAACACGTGCTATCAAGTCACATTACACCCTTGAACTTCAGCAGGATTTGGCTGCCGTTCATGGTCAGGATGTTGAAGCCCTCCTTCTGGAAGCTCTCCAGTTTGAGATTCAGCAAGAAATCGACCGTGAAATTTTGGCTGCTATGAAGTTCGCAGCAACTGCCCCAGCTCTTGGTGGCGAAGCTGCAATCAACGTAGACCTCAACGCTGGCGTTGACGGACGTTGGGCTGCTGAAAAGATCGCTGGTGGTATCGTGAACACTATTCTGGCTGTTGCACAGAAGATTGCAGTTACAACTCGTATGGGTTCTGCTAACTTCGTGATCGCTTCCCCAGATGTGGTTGCCTCTATCTCCACTCTTAACAATGGTATCTATACTCCTACCTATCTAGAATCCAACATGAATTCTCAGCCAGGTGGTGGTGTTGCTGAAGCAGGTGCTCTACTTGCTGGTGGTATCAAGGTTTACCGTGACATCTACGCAACTGAATCCTACGCACTCGTAGGCTACAAGGGCGCACGTCAAGGCGAATCTGGCATCATCTTCATGCCATATATTCCTTACATCTTCACCAAGACCGCTGGTCAGGAAGATGGTTCCCCTCTCTTGATCGTAAAATCTCGATATGCTATTGTTGCTAACCTCCTCGGAGCTG